CCTGCGCGACCATGTGCCATACGACGTGTGGCAGCGCCAGGGATTCCTGGAGGCCACCGAAGGCAACGTGATCTACTACGGGTTCATCGAGCAGGCGATCCAGCGCCTGGGAGAGAGGTACAACATCCGGGAGATCGCGTTCGACCGATGGGGCGCCACGCAGATGGTGCAGCACTTGGAGGAGATGGGATTCACGGTTGTGCCGTTCGGCCAGGGCTTCAGGGATATGAGCCCGCCGACCAAGGAGCTGATGAGGCTGGTCCTTGCCGGGCAGATCGCCCATGGCGGCCACCCGGTGCTCAGCTGGATGATGGACAACGTCTACGTCCGACAGGATCCGGCCGGAAACATAAAGATGGACAAGGAGAGATCCACCGAGAAGATCGACGGCGCCGTGGCGATGGTCATGGCGCTGGACCGTGCCATACGAAATGGTAACGACACTTCAGAATCGGTATACGACAACCGGGGGATCCTTGCGATATAGGAGTGAACTATGGGATTTCTTTTCAATAGACGGCAGGGGCCGAAGAACCAGACGCTGACGCCAAGGTATGGATGGGTCTTCGGAAGGTCCTCCTCCGGTAAGACGGTGAACGAGAAGACGGCCCTCAGCGTCAGCGCGGTCTACGCCTGCGTGAGGGTCCTGTCCGAGTCGCTGGCCAGTTTGCCGTTGGATCTCTTCAAGTACCTGCAGAACAAGGGAAGCGAGAAGGACCGCGAGCATCCGCTCTACCGGGTGCTGCATGACGAGCCGAATCCGGAGATGACGTCATTCAACTTCCGGGAGACGGAGATGAGCCACCTGCTGACCTTCGGCAATGCCTACAGCCAGATCATCCGCAACTATGGCGGGCAGGTCATCGGCCTCTACCCTCTTATGCCGGACCGCATGGAGGTACACCGGGACGACGATTCCGGGGACATCTATTACGTCTACCACGTCCGCAAGGATGACGCGCTCGCCGGTCTGCAGAAAGGTGATCCGGTGCGCCTGGAAGCCGAAGACGTTTTGCACATTCCGGGCCTGGGATTCGACGGCCTGATTGGTTATTCGCCCATCGCCATGATGCGCGATTCAATCGGCGCCTCTCTTGCCGCCGACGAGTACAGTGCCAAATTCTACGAGAACGGCGCGACGCCTTCCGGCGTCCTGGAGCATCCCGGAGTCCTGAAGGATCCGAAGAAGCTCCGCGAAAGCTGGCATGCGGCGTACGGTGGAAGCGGCAACGCGGGCAAGGTTGCCATCCTGGAAGAGGGCCTGACCTTCAAGAGCATCAGCATCTCTCCTGCAGATGCGCAGCTGATCGAGGCGAGGAAGTTCCAGATCGAGGACATCGCACGGATCTTCCGGGTGCCGCCCCACATGATCGGCGACCTGGAGCACGCCACCTACTCCAATATCGAGCACCAGAGCCTTGAGTTCGTGAAGTACACACTCGGCCCCTGGATGGTCCGGTGGGAGCAGGCGATGGACCGGGCTCTGCTCAACGATGCGGAGAAGAGGGACCACTACATCCAGTTCAACGCCGAAGGCCTCCTCCGGGGAGACCTGCAGAGCCGCAACAACGCGTACGCGGTGGCCAGGCAGAACGGCTGGATGAGTGCGAACGACATCAGGCGCAAGGAAGGTCTGGACCTTATCCCGGAGGAGCTGGGAGGTGACCGCTACCTGTGCAACGGCAACATGGTGGACATCGCCAGCGCCGGAAGGAGTGACAAATGAAAAACGATGAGATCAAGAGATTCTGGGACTGGATAGAGTCCGAGGATAAGGACGGCGAGCGCGTCCTGCATCTGGACGGCACCATCGCCGAGGATTCCTGGTGGGGCGACGAGGTCACCCCTGCCCTCTTCAAGAAGGAGCTCAACCGCGCCTCCGGCCCGCTCACGATCTGGATCAACAGCTACGGCGGCGACGTCTTCGCAGCTGCGCAGATCTACAACATGATCCGCGAGTACCCGGGCAAGGTCACGGTGAAGATCGACGGCATTGCCGCCAGCGCCGCGACCGTCATTGCAATGGCGGGCGACGAGGTCCTCATGAGTCCGGTCTCCATGATGATGATCCACAACCCGTGGACCTGGGCCTCCGGCGACAGCAAAGAGCTGGAGAAGGTCATCAAGGAGCTCGACTCGGTCAAGCAGACCATCATCAATGCCTACGAGATCAAAACCGGCAAGAGCCGCGAGGAGATCTCTCGCCTGATGGACGAGGAGACCTGGTTCGACGTCAACTGGGCGATCGAGAACAAATTCGCCGACGGCGTGACCGAGCGCCGCCCGGTCGAGAAGGAATCGAAAACCGCCAACAAAGCTGTGCACAAGTTCGGCAACCGCCTCGCGGTGGCCGCTCTGTTCAATAAACTCCGAACGGCTCCTGAGCACGTCGTGCCGGGCCAGCAGGAGCCGAAGGATGAGTCCAGAGCCAAGGTCGTCGACCTGAGGGCTGAGCTCAAGAATTTCAAAACCAATTTATGAGGAGAAGTACAATGAAGACTTCAAAGAACGAGCTCTCAATCAGAGCAAAGCTCGCTGTCGAAGACTGCGAGAAATTCCTTGACGAGCACGCCCAGGACGACGGCACACTCAAGCCCGAGGACAAGGCGGTCTATGATGAGCTGCTGAAGAAGGCCAAGGCATACAAGGATGCCATCGACCTCCAGAGCGGACTCGAGGGCCTGAAGAACGAGATGGCCCAGCCCACCTCCAAGCCTGTCGACAAGGCAGATCCTGAGAAGCAGCAGGACAAGAAGGTCGGAAGGTTCTCGGATTCCTACAAGAAGGTCTTCGAGGATTACATCCGCGGAGTATCCTCCAACAAGGAGATCCGCAATGCTCTCCAGGAAGGCACCAACAGTGAGGGCGGTTACCTCGTTCCCGAAGAGTTCGAGAACAGGGTCATCGACAAGCTGAAGGAGCTGAACGTCATCCGCAGATATGCGCATGTCATCCGCACCTCCAGCAAGCATGCCATCCCCGTCGAGGCCTCCGCTGGCGTCGCAACATGGATTGCAGAGGAGGGTCAGTACCAGGGAACGGATCCCTCTTTCGGTCAGGTCACCCTCGACGCATTCAAGGTCGGCCAGATGATCAAGGTCTCCGAGGAGCTCCTCGAGGATACGCAGTTCGACCTCGCCGGATATCTCGCCGATCAGCTTGCATCTGCAATCGCTGCAGCTGAGGAGGAGGCTTTCTGTACAGGCAACGGCACCGGCAAGCCGACCGGAATCTTCACCTCCGCAACAGGCACACCGGGCGTCACGACAGCTGCTGCCGACAAGATCACGGCCGACGAGATTATCGACCTGATCTACAGCCTCAAGGCTCCGTACAGAAGGAACGCAAGGTTCTTCCTGAACGATTCCACAATCAAGGCAGTCCGCAAGCTCAAGGACGGCAATGGCAACTACCTCTGGCAGCCTGCCATGACGGAAGGCCAGCCCGACAGACTTGCCGGATTCCCCGTCGAGTCGACCCAGGCCCCGTCTATCGCGGCTGGTGCTCTGGTCATCGCCTTCGGCGACCTCGGCTACTACTGGATCGCCGACAGGACCGACATGGATATCCGCCGCCTGAACGAGCTCTATGCCGAGAACGGTCAGGTCGGTTTCCGCGGTTCCAGAAGGGTTGATGCCAAGCTTGTCCAGACTGAGGCCGTGAAGCTTCTGCAGATGCATGCCTGATCAGGAGGTGAGTCATGTCCCACAACTGTAAGAACTACAACACCGATGGCGGGGATACCCTCGTCATCGGCGGCGTCCTGAAATTCGATGGTGACGGCCACCTCGAGCCCGGCATGCCCAACATCGCCGCCGGCGATGCCACGGCAGCCGCAATCGTGACCGCTCTCAAGAATGCGGGACTCATGGTCGGCGATGCCTTCTCCCTGTCTTATGACGCGGTAGACGAGGCCCACGACGACAACCGCAACTTCAACGACGGCAAGATCTCTTCCGTCGTGATCGACAATGATGCTCACACCATCACGATCACCCTGAGTGCCAAGGTCAGCGCCCTGAAGGATTCCGACGGCGGCAACGGATGGGGAGTCCACAAGTGGCTGGGCATCGGAATCGTGTCCGGGATCAACTACCCCACAGCTGAGCTGAAGTACAACGGAGTCGCGCTGACGGCCGAGGATGCCTCCGAGGCATCGTCCTGCGGCCTCTCCGGCACCGGAGTCTTCGTGAGATGGGTTGCAGCCGATCTCGTGCTTGCCGGGGACAACACCCAGAAGAGCACGGACACGTTCAAGCTCTGGGCCTCCGGATATGCACCGACTTACTACAAGCTGGTCATCGTTGAGCCGAGCTGAAGACAATCTCTCACAATCGCACAGGCCTCGTAAATCGGGGCCTGTGCTGTTTTCTTACCGGAGGATATATGCTGATTACCCTAGAAGAGTTCGATGCGTACAGCGGCAACTGTGAAGCATCTGACGAGCAGAAGGCTCTGAAGGCGAGTTACATCGAGTCAGCTCAGAACATTGTCTCCGACTTCCTGCGCTTCGACCCCGAGTCGTTCGACTGGACAGAGGTCACAGCCGACGGGGTGTGCCCGGCAATCATCAAGAACACAGTCCTCAAGATCGCCACGCTGCACCTCATGGAAGCAGGCGAGAACATCGGGATCACAGGCAAGTCGATGCCGGATAACTCCCGCACGTTCATCAACTACACGAGCTATATGAAGTACCTCAGGCCCATCCAGAACTGGAGGGTCCCGGAGTTCTGATATGGCGTACTACAAGAAAAACGAACGAGGCAACGGATCCATCGACATGTCGGTGGAGATCAGCTCCGCGCTGACGTTCTTCAACAACATGGACGCCAACAAGTTCGAGATCGAACGGCGTCTTCTGAAGACCGTCGGACAAGGCTCCAAGACCGCAGTCAAGCGGACGATGGGCCGCGTCGTTAAGCGGAGATCCGGCACCCTCTACAAGTCCATCTACTTCACGGTTGGCAGACACAAGGTCACGATTTCGACAAGCGCGACCTCAGGCAAACCGACATCGAAGGACGGAAGGCCAGCCCGTTACGGCTTCATGCTGGCACATGGATACACCATTACGGACCAGAACAAGGAGACGCTGACGTTCAACATCAACGGCAAGTGGATCCGGAAGCACAAGGTCACGGTCCCGCCTAAGGACTTCGTCGAACCTGGAGTCGAGAGGTTCATCGGTTCCGCCGACTGCAATCAGAGACTCGACAAGGAGCTGGCGAAGCAGGTCGAGTACTGGGACAAGAGATCAGGAGGTAAGTCATGATTAACGAGCTCAAGGTAATGGAGCAGCTCAGGGAAGTCATCGAGAAGGAGCTGAACGACTACCTCGACGAGGAGTTCCAGGGAATCGTCCCCGGGCAGGTGCTCATCGAGTTCCCCAACGTGGACAGGATGCCCTACCCCGTCATGATCTACATCCAGCCGGACTACGCCGAGTATGAAGACCAGACCATCTGCGCGGACAAAGCAACCTTCAGACTCGCGGTGTTCCTGCTCTGCAAGCGGGACGCCAGGTGCAACCTCACCCTCAAGACCTATGGATACTACAACGCGCTCTACTCCCTGCTGAGGCACAACACCTCGCTGGATCAGACCGTTGATTTCACTAACGTCGTCGATACCAACTTCTACCCCGCCGTCGAGGCAAACCCCAACGTGCAGGGAGCAGAGGTCTCGGTTCAGACGGTATTCGAAAAGAACTTCTAAAGGAGAAGAACAACATGAAAACAGGAATCGGCTCAGTATGCCAGGCTGGCATCCAGTCGGCATGGGGCACATCTGTCGCCCCGGATTCAAAGATCAACATGACTTCAGAGTCTGTTGCGGTCTCGATGGAAAAGGGCGACGAGGGCAACCTTCTCCCCAAGAAGACCAGAGACCAGGCTGACGTCATCGCCGTCAACGTCGACGGCTCCATCTCCGCTATCCTCCGCCCGGAGTTCGCGGACTGGCTCTTCCACGCTGCACTCGGAAAGAAGGCGTCTAACGTCTACACCCTGGCAGATCCCAACACTGACCTGCCGGTCTCCACGATGGTGATCTCCCGCGGCGGAGTCGTCAAGACCTACCCCGACGTCACGATCACGAGACTGCAGCTCCAGTGCCCGGCACAGGACTACGTCAGGGTCTCGTTCGACATCATGGGCGTCAAGGAGCTCAGCGCCGGAGAGACTGGTGCTCAGACAATCCAGAACCTCAGCTTCTCCCTCCCGAGCTACAAGTGCACAGCTGCAGAGCTGGCCTATGCTGCAGGCGGAACAGCCGCAGGTTCTGTCACCACGAAGCTGTGCGTCGAGGAGACGGACATCACAATCGAGAACGGAACAGAGGAAGCTCCGGCAACCTACTGCGACGGCCTCTACAACGGCAGGCCCGTCATCGGACTCAGGACCGTCAACGTGGACGTCAACATCCCGTACTCGGATGCCTTCGAGACCTTCAGGCAGACCTACCTGCTCGACCCCGACTCGCCGACCGTGGCCCTCAAGCTCACGTTCACAACCAACGATCCCGACGAGAACATCGAGATTTACCTGCCGAACGTGTCCATCACAGGAGCCCCGGGTAACGTCGATGGTCAGGGAATCATCGAGGCTTCGTTCACAGGCGAGGCTCTGGATATCGACGACGACGAGCCCATCACAGTCACAGTCAACCACGCAGCCTAAGGCGGCGTAAATCCAAAACAAGGAGCAAGAGTATGTTTAACAGATCCCAGAAGGCCTACGGTGGCCTCAACGCTTCGCAGATCAACATCGGCACATTCCTGGGAGAGGAGAAGGATGAGGACGCGTTCATCGTCCTCTCCGAGCTCTCCATCGACAAGTCGATGAAGCTCAGGAACATCATCAACGACGGAGAGTCCGCGCTTGTGGATTTCTTCTCCGAGGTGCTGCCGTCTGTTCTCGTGAAGCACAACTTGCACGAGACGGAGACGGAGCTGATGACGAACGAGGATGTGATCCAGCTGATCCGCGGCAAGACCGCCCTCTTCCTGCATGTGATGAATGAGTACACCCACAGCCTTTTTCCTGCCCCTCCGAGCGAGAGCGCAAAGAAATAGAATCGCTCTGCAAGGAGGTATTCAACGGCAGGTATGCGCCTGAGGTCTTCGAGGACAACAAGCGCTGGCTGTTCTGGGTGACGGATGTCTTCCTTCCCATGATCGACTCAGAGAAGGGAGACTTCCGGTTCCTGCCCTGCGAGGGCGGGATGCTCGACCAGCCATATCAGACCATGCAGATCCTGAACGTGATCCAGGGCTGCTATCGTGAGATCCAACACGACAAAGTGAAAAAGATGCAGCAGAAGAGTTCCGCAGCATCTGCGACAAACAGAAGAAGGAGACCTCGTCGATGAGGTCTTTTTTCTTTTATCGAGGAAAAATGCAATGGCGAAAGCAAACGTAACGATCTATGCAGATAACAAGATGCAGCAGGGCCTCAAGGGCGCCGAGTCATCTCTTTCGTCGTTCCAGAAATATGTCGAGGGCATCGGAGACAAAGTCAAGAGCGCCCTCTCTATGGCGGCCATCGCCACTGCAGCCATCGCCGCCCTGGGTAAGATCACCAAGGCCGCGAAGGAATGTGTCGATGCCTTCACGGAAGCCGACAAGGTCTCCCAGCGCCTGACAGCAGTCTGGGCGAACGTCGGGTCCGCAACAGGCAAGACATCCAGGCAGATGGACGACCTCGCCGAGTCCCTGGAGAAGGTCACGTACTTCCAGAGCGAGAGCATCAAGGAAGCGAGCCTCCTTCTCGCTGCCACGGAGTCCCTGACAGCTGACGGCTTCGACAGAGCCCTGGATGCTTCGATGGATCTCGCTGCAGCTCTCGGGCAGGACGTCTCCTCAGCTGCATCCCTTCTGGCTAAGGCGATGGAAGCTCCGGAGGAAGCCTTCAGGTCCCTGAAGTCCATCGGCGTCGCGTTCACCGCCGACGAGAAGGAACAGATCAAGACCCTCGCGGAAGCAAACAAGCAGATGGAAGCCCAGGAGCTGATCCTGAGCAAGATCGAGCAGCGCTACAAAGGAGTCGCGCAGGCAATCGCTGACACCCCGGCGGGCAAGCTCGATGCCATCAAGGACACCATCGGCGATATCAAGGAAGGCCTCGGTGAAGCTCTGGTGAACTCCCTCTCCCCTGCCTTCAGCTGGATCCTCAAGGTCCTGCAGAAGATCCACGACTGGGTCTCCGGGCACAACGAGGAGACGAAGCTCTACAGCATGCTCGAAGGCTCCGGCACCTACAAGGAGCTGGCCAACCAGTTCACCGGGGAGAAGCTGAACGAGGTCCTTGCGGAACAGCAGCAGAACTTCAGAACATATCTGCAGAACTTCTCCAAGTCCACGAACTGGGGTACTGCTCTCTCCTCCAGGAACATCTCTCTGGCGTCCATCGTCAGCAGGAGCGACGGAGAGGTCCGCGCCCTGTTCGAGAGATACTTCGGGAAGTCGGACGAGACCGACCAGCTGATCGCCTCAGCTATAGAGGATCTCGACCTCACTTTCAGGCCGATGGTGGAATGGCAGAAGAAGCTCTACGACGCCATCGACTACCAGACGGAGCTCTACTCGCTCCCGACTTCTGACGGGTCCGTTACAACGGTCGCCACCGAGATCTCCAACACACTGGAGGACATGATCAAGAAGTACGGCAGC